TTATTGACAGAATGAATACTATTCATCAAGTGTTAGATACCAAATATACTTCAAGTGAATTCAGTAATACATGTCCTCCATTCGTCAAAAAGTATTTTGATTACAAAGATATATCATATGTATTCAATGATTTTATTCCAAATTTAGATTATGAAACAAGGGGTATCTATTTTGTCCCCATGAGAGTTGATTATTCTAATATCTTATATATCTTCAAGGGGAATGATTCAGTAAAACTAGTTGAAAAACCAAAAAAGACTACAAAATGTTTCCGTATCATGAAAACAATGAAGCCGGATGTTTATGAATTATATGGACTTAAATCAGGGGATCTAACAAAGGTTGGAATCGCATTAGTTCAAACTACATTATTAAGTCATAGTATACTTTCATGGTTTCTTGGTAAAGAATTTGATAGCGAAATTTTAGTAGAGTGTAAATATAATGAATTCTTTAAAAAATGGGAACCAATAGCACTATCGGATGAATGTGTTGATGAAATATAAATATTATTAATAGTTATAATGAGTAAGAAAACAATTCGCAAAATACCCAGAAAATACACCGCGAGACTTTCTAGGCGTGATAAGAGTAAGCAAAAGAAAAATTTAATCAAGTCAAGGAAGATGTATAAAAAAGGCGTTTATGTAGATAGACCTAAATTAAAATCATACCCAAAGAAGCGTAGTCAGTGGATCGTTAAATTTGAGAAACGATACAATCGTAAAATTACAGATAAAAATTTTATACATAAAAATATAATCTCTAAAAAAGGACAAAATAAAATACTGAGTAAAGGAAAAGGAGCTTATTATAGTAGTGGTTCTAGACCAAATCAGACAAGTAGTAGTTGGTCGTATGCTCGTTTAGCATCCGTGATCATGGGCGGCAAAGCGAGAAAAGTTGATAATAATATATGGTTAAGCGAAAAGCGATAAAATCCACAAGATTGATACTTATTTAGATTTTTTACTTCTTCTCTTTTTTGATTTTTTTCGTCTATTACTTAGATTCTTTTTCTTTGAGGCATATATTCTGTTTACATCTCCAAATCTATAATAATCTCTTTTTTCTAATGGATATCCTAAAATTTTTCTAATACTTCTTACTAATTCAATATAGTAATTTTGGTTAATATTATGATTCATTTGAAAATCAATATTTTCTTTACGATATAATGATATATCTATGACATCTAAGTGTAATTTCAAATAATAAGATCTATTATCACCTACATTATAAGAGATATTCACAAACTTATCTTTATCAAGATAGATACTCGTTGGAAAGAAAATTAATTCTTGTTTTGATTCATAATTTGGTAATTGAAAAAAAGGAGATATTTCAGTTATTTCATTTTTATTCATGTCTAATTTATAGAAAAAACCAGTATATAACTTAAAAAACTTTTTGAAATACTCTTTATCTTCTTTTGAATATTTGGAATCGTCGAATGATGGTATTAAATATTTATTAATTTCTGTATTTCCCTTATAATCGAGGACACCATGTCCCATACCTAAAAACGTATCATTTCCTACATCAATTAGATTTGTTGAGTTTCTGATATGAAAATGTAAATCAGGATAACTTTTATTAAATTTTGATAATAATGCATCTTTTACACTCATTTTTAACTTACAATTAAAATCCTTATCGAATTCAAGTACTTTTAAAGGATTAATATCGTATATCATATGTAATTTATCTTTGTATATGAAAGGACCCCAATTCTTCTCAAAATCGGTTGATAAAGACTTACATATCTCTATTTTTTCACCATAAGTTAAATTATTTATATCAATTTTTGATACGAACATATGTCTTTGTTTTTTATCATTTAATTCATTAATGAGAATATAAATATCATTATCTCTATAAAATAAACGCGGGTCTTCTGGTCCCACTGATAGAGAATCCGCATGCGTGATTATTTTCTCTTCTAACTTTTTAAATTTTAATTTCTTATTTTCTACAGCTTTCGGGTCTATGTCTAATATATTTTGTTTTATTTTTTTTAATTCTTTGTTGAACAATGAAATAATTACAAAATTGATACCCGACCAACTCCGAACGTCCCCATACCATCCTCTACTAGCAATTAATAAATTGCTTGATTGTTTGAGTTGAATTATACTACTATTAAATATAGTAACATCTTTGTTAGATAAAAAATCGTCTCCTCTAGATATTTCTTCACTTAAGTTAATACAAGTTAATCTAAGTTTTTCAGGTGTCAACTTCATAACCAATATATTATTTATTATATATTAATTTATAATCATTATTCTGAATTAATCTGAATCAGAATCAATTAGATAGTTTGTCTGTATTTTTTCAACAACTGCTTTATCAATTTCAAATGTATTTTTCTTTTTTTCTTCTTTCTTGTTTTTCTTTTCTTCTCTGAGTTTAATACGCTTTGTCTTTTTCGCTTCCTTCACATCAAGTAGTTGTTGAATTCCTACATTCCGATAGTGTAACACATCTTCCCAGAAATCAATAATTTTAGGTTGAACACTTAACCACCATTTCCGATCACGACCAACCAGAGTACATTCATATCTTTCAATTCTCCACCAATTAAATTTAAACTCATCATATTCAAAATCACCATCCTTATATGAATTCAGCATGTTTTCGGACCATTTACTAATAGAATCATAACTACTATAAAATTCACTATATTCATACTTAATAGTTGGATTGCCACCTGAATTATATTTTATGAAAGCAAGTATTAATCCCTTTGGTAAATTTAATGAAGAGTAACCTTCTTTGATTATACCTTCTTCTAAAAATGTATCTTCCATATATTCATTCTCGCTAAGATACTCTGTGAATTTAACCTGTAAGAAATCGCACTCTTCAAGATTACAGCATTCTAATTGTCCCTGCATTTGCATCCAGTAATGTCGGGGAACTTCATCTGTAAATTGTCTTTTAGGTGGACACTTAATTTCCAACATGCGCCCAATGTAATCCTCCGGTGAATCTACATCACATATTCCATCAGGCGATGCCCCGAAAATAGTAAATTCTGGATGAGGAACTAAACCAAATTCTAATACAGTTAAATTGTTTATCTTTTCATAAAATGTTGTTGCGACTGGCTCGTATTTTACGCCCCATTCAACAATCTGAAATGGAACTTCTCCTCTAGGACCACCACATTTCTGTATTAATAATTGTTCTTTAGTACAGAAATGACCCTCTCCAATAGCATCTGCTAATGAGGAAGCAGTTAAAACCCCTTCTCTAATTTTATACCACGCTTCTGTCCTCTGCTCTGGTAAATCTAGCTTTTTTAATTTTTCCATCTTCTGAATAATATCTTTCCTACATTCAATTCTCTTGTGAAATTCTCTCTTCTTTTCATCAAAATGGTCTTCTACGAACAGAGATAAATACTTACGCTTTGAAATTGATAAACTATCATCTTTGTCAGATACCTCATAAAATTCAAATAAAGATTTGATACATTCTCTTTTTAATGAATCATAGGATACATTTATTTTAACACATTCATAAAGTTTGTGATCGTATTCCGCCAAGGATTTATTTAAGTCTTCAATTAATATCATTGACATGTCGTCTATTATAAATACTCTTATTATTTTTAAGTGATATAAATCAAATTTATACAATAAAAATATAGTAAAATTTGATTTTGACGTTAGTTGAATATTAACAGAGAATAATAAGAATTAAAATGAAGTGTTGGAATTGCGAAAAAAACATTGAAGGGAAACCATGGGATCATCTAAAAGATATTAGTGAAGAGTCTGAAGAAGGTAAGATTTTAAAAGTTGAGAAGTATGTTTGTAGTTATAAATGTTGTCGCAGACTTCATAATGATCATATGTTTCCACCTAATCTATGGCAACATATTGTAAATAAAGAAGATTACAAGGGGTTAATATCTCCAATCATCCCCCAAAAGCATCAATTTCAGTTTTTAACACATGAAGAACTCCGCGGAATGGGTGATGACGATGTCGAAAAATACTATCAAGAGAGAGAGAACCAAATATATATGGATCCAGAACTCATTGATATTCATGAGGAATTATTCAACGAAGATAAGCGGACCGAATTCCTTGAAAGAGAAAGTTTGAGCGAAGAAACATTTGATGATTATTAGGTTATTTATTTAAAAAAATATTATAAATACTTATTAAAATGATTTCTATTGTTGATAATGATATTTCGATTTGCCAAGATAAGGAGTGTCATTTACTTTTTTATTTCACCGCTAAATGGTGTGGTCCTTGCCAAAATATAAAACCTTCCATACAAAAGCTTTCCGAGGATGCGGATCCTTCGATACTAGAAATTTATATGATTGATATAGATGAAAATGAAGATATGGCGAACGAATTTCAAATTAGAAGTGTCCCAACATTTCATTTATATCATAAAAGAGAATTAAAAGGACAGGTTAATGGTGCCAACAAAGCAGAAATACAAGGTCTAATAAATAAAATAGCAGATTAAATACTTTTAATTTAAAGATATAGTAATTATTCTTTTATAATGAGTTTTGATGATTTAAATATTAATGAAAATATTTTAAGAGGTATTTATAGTCATGGTTTTGAAAAACCTTCGGCTATTCAGGATGGTGCCATACCAAAGATGATCGATGGAAAGGATTTAATTGCACAAGCCCAATCGGGAACAGGTAAGACAGGCGCTTTTAGCTTTGGAACGCTATGTAGAATAGATGAATCTGTTCAAAGTATACAAAGTATTATACTAGTTCCTACAAGAGAATTGGCAGAACAAGTAACAAAAGTTATTACTGATTTATGTAATTACACTAAAATAACTATTATGAAAGTTATTGGTGGTACAAATGTTAATTTATGTCGCGATGAATTAAGTAAAAATCCACATATCGTAGTTGGAACTCCGGGTAGGATTTTAGACATGATAAGGAGAAGATATTTACCAACTACCGATGTTAAATTATTGACTTTTGATGAGGCAGATGAAATATTATCACAGGGATTCAAAGAAGATATCCATGATATAATTCAGAGTGTTGATAAGAATGCGCAAATATGTATATTTTCAGCGACTCTCCCCGAAGAGATTTTGGAATTGACAGATAAATTTATGAATAAACCCGAAAGAATTTTAGTTAAACGAGAATCTCTAACTTTAGAAGGAATTCAGCAATTTTTTGTAAATGTGAAACATAATGATTGGAAATACGATGTAATTACAGATTTATATGATACAATTAATGTAGGTCAATGTATAATTTACATGAACAGTAAACAAAAGATTGTTGAGATATATGATAGACTAATAAAAGATAATTTCCCAGTTGATTATATTACAGGGGATAGGACTGTAGATGAAAGAAATAAAATAATGAATGATTTTCGTTCTGGAACATTAAGGATTTTATTATCTTCTGATTTATTGGCTAGGGGAATAGATATTCAGCAATTATCTTTAGTAATTAATTTTGATTTGCCACGAGAAAAAGAAACATATATTCATCGTATTGGTCGTTCTGGGAGATACGGTCGGAAGGGTGTGTCAATTAATTTAATTAATGATAGAGAAATAGACTATTTAAAAAGCATAGAGGAATTTTATGATACACAGATTTTGGAGATGCCTCAAAATATCGCGGATTATTTAAGTTAGTTATAATGCGCCTTTATCTAAACTAATTATTTAATGCGTTTTCATTTAAACAATTCTTTCTATGAGGTTTTAAAAGATGTCTGATTTAAATTTAGAGTTCGATACCGGTTTGAAAAGTGTTACTATGGGTAACTCTTCTGGTGATAATATATCTATAAAACACGACGATAATCCAACAAACAATGAATCAAACCACTCTTCTCATACCGCACCCTCTCTATCAGTTTCTGATCCAGTGGGAATAGAGTTTTTAGCAAAGGGAACAAATTCTCCCAATCAAAGTGCTGAAAATACACCTAAATCTAATCGTGAAGAATTTAGTTTTTTTAAGCCAAGCGAAGAACCTAAAGTTGAAGAAGTACCGCATAAATCCGATACTGATGACATGTTAGCAAACCCCAAACAATCAGAATCTAGTGAATTTAAACCGATTCATCGCTTAACTCCTCAAGATATTAAGAATGAAAAGATTGATCTTTTATATAAATTCAAGAAGCTCGATAGTCAAGGTATTCGAACAACAATGAATTATAATATGAACTCACATCTTGAAGACATGAGAAATGAATATATTAAGTTAAAAAAGCAGAGGGAAATTGATAATAGTATTAAATTTCAGCGTAAAATGCTAATGGCATGTGTAACTGGTATTGAATTTTTAAATAATCGTTTTGATCCTTTCGCAGTGAATTTAGATGGATGGGGTGAAAGTGTTAATGAAAATGTAAATGATTATGATGAAATATTTGAAGAACTAGGTGAAAAATATGGTGGTGGAGGTGATATGGCACCCGAATTAAAATTATTATTCACTCTCGCTGGATCAGCATTTATGTTCCACTTAAGTAATACAATGTTCAAATCGAGTATTCCGGGTATGGATGACGTGTTGCAACAGAATCCTGAATTAATGAAACAATTTGCCGAGGCTGCGGTTGGTAGTATGAATAAAGGACAGGGACCTCAGATGCCTCAACAACCTCAACAACCACCAAATCCTTTAGCAGCCATGATGGGCTTAGGTGGAGGTGGTGGAAGTGGAGGAGGTAATCCATTAGGTGGATTAATGGGTGGATTAATGGGTGGTTTAATGGGTGGTGGAGGACCAATGGGTGGCAGAGGACCCATGGGTGGCGGAGGACCTATGGGTGGTGGAGGGCCCATGGGCGGCGGAGGAGGATCAAATCAGGGTCCGCAGAGGGGAGGGAAACCCAGAAATTTATCTCCAACAAGATCAGACATGTCTGCCCCAGAAGGAATAGATGATTTAATCAATAAAATGAATTTACAACCCGATAAGATACCTGATCTAGATTCTATATCACTTATGAGTGGTGACACGGATAGAAAATCTACAGATAGAGGAATAACATTAAATTTATAAGTTTCTAAAATTTACATGTTCATTTGAACAGTTTTTAATTGCTGAATTGTTTTTTCAATTTCATTCTTATTAAATGAACCACCTTTCTTTTCGTCTTTCTTTTCATCTAAATCATCTAATTCTTGAGCAAATACTTCATTGATTAGTATAACAAATACAATTGTCAAGACTATAGCCGTAAATAAATCTTTTGTTGCCATAAAAAAAGAACAGAATATCACAACTCTTCTAACAATTTGATTTGATATTAATTTTCTTAAATCATCATCTAATTCATCTATAATAAATCTCGCACCTATATTTAACATAATCATCGTCAAACCAATTATATATTTATTATCATTAATACATGAAAGACTGTCTCTCATAGAGTTAAACCATTTTTCCATTATAACTTTGTTTAGATTAAAATTAAAATAAAATATTTATTATTAATAGTAAATGACAGGGGCATTATTATCAGAAGTTTGGCCGGATATGGTTCAAAAACCAAAAAAAACTAAAAAACTTAAGAAGAAAAAATCAGATGACCCTTTATTTGACCCGCCTCTCATACCAGATGAAATGGAGACAGAGTTACTAGATGATCGCATAACCCCTGAATTAGATCCTAATAGAAGACTTAGAGAAATGAGAGTTAGCCCTTATGGCGATGATGAAAATCAATATCAATATATAATGAAAAAAGTTGATTATGAATTTAATAATAATATCACCAGACCCGATACTACTACAAATATAAGAAGAGAATCATTAGAGGATGATCCTGATTATCAAGAATTTCTAGAATTTAAAAGAATGAAAGCCAGAAAGAAACAACCACAACCACAACCACAACCACAACCACAACCACAACCACAACAAACAAATGTTCTTAAATCAACGCATGTGGAAAATAAAGAATCACATCATGTACCAATTGAAACTTCTCATGAAGAACAATTTAATGAATTATTATTATATGTTTTTACTGGTTTCTTTCTATTAATGATTTATGATAATATTTATAAATTGGGGAAAGATAATTCATTTTATTAAAATTTAAATTTATCCGTCATATTCATTAATGACTTATCATCATAAATAAAGTTACCACTTGGTTTATATGTATCGGTAGATTTATACTGAGTATTTTGATTACTTGGCTTACTAGCATTATTATTTTTAGTTAATGATTTAGCGCCTTTTACATTCCATTGTATGAATAACCAATTCGGTTCAATATACAATAGTTCGAATCCATTTGTTTTTAGACTATTCATGATATAATTTCTTAACTCAGATATATCATATAGAGGCATTCCTATAATAAATTCTGGTATTTGATAAAAACAGTAGGTTCTTTGTAATCCTGAATTGTATAAAATACGACTATGACATTTCTTAAGTATACTATCATATAGCTCCATTTTCCGTAATGTTTTCGCATTAATGGTGGAATATAATTCTTTCATATCTATTTGTGACATGTCTTATGATTTATAATCATAGAAAATAATTTAAATATAATTTAAATTCATAAATTAAATGATAGATACTTTAATACTATCAGGTGGAGGCCCCTCTGGTGTCGCTTATGCCGGTATTTTAAAAGCATTGATTGAGTATGATACATTTCAGAGGAAAGAATTAAAAGAAATTATCACGACCTCGGTGGGTATCATATTTGCTATCTTATATTTGTTAGATTATAACATCTTGCAAATTGAAAAATTGGTTTTAGAAAAAGATTTAAATACACTGTTGAATGTCGAAGATATAGATATTGATAGTTTGCTAGTAGATTACGGGTTATTTAGTAATAAACATATAGGTGAAAGCGTGTCTTCATTTATTCGCCATAAAACTAAAAAGAATGATTTAACTTTAAAAGAATTATATGATTTAACAAATATAATATTAACCGTTAAAGTTTATAATGTAGATATTGGAAAAACTGAATATTTAAATTACATGAATACTCCAGATATCCAATGTACAGCTTTAGCAATGATGACTACTGCAATACCTTATTTATTTAAACCTATTAAATTTAATGATTGTCTTTATGTTGATGGTGGATTAAAGGGAAATTTTCCAAATGAAGTATGTAAATCTAAAAAATATTTAGGTATAAATGTCAAAGGCGGGACATGTCATACAAAGAATTTCAGTATACTAAATGATTTCCCTATTTTGGGATATACAATGAATCTAATGAATGAAAGGGGTGATAGTATAAATCCAAAAGACAAAATGATTTTTACATATCATATTAATTGTGGTTTAAATTTTGATTTAGATGGAGAACAAAGGGAATCCATGATACAAACTGGTTATAATGAAACTATTGAATATCTAAAAACTATGAATAATTAAATCTCTTTTTATAATCGGCGATTGATGCTTTAAGACTTGGTTTATTCCATAATATATATCTGCTCAGTGAACCAGCTGTCATGGGTTTTGACCAATGTTCATTTGCCTTATGACGGTTCATATATCTTTGTTTTCTGGCATGATCTTTGTGTTTTGTATAATCACTCATTCCGGCTGCTCCAAAATGAGTCGTTTTTATCTTTTTACCATTTTCATAGAATACAGCCATGTATTTCTTTTCTTGTTTAGTAGATTTCTTAAAGACTACTCTTTTACCATTGGCGCGCGACGAGCCGCCTTTTTTGGATCTTTTTTTAGTATTTTTTTTGCTTTTACGAATAGTTTTCATATACTATTCAGTATAAAAAAATAATAAGTTAAGGATAAAGATTTAAGGATAAATTATTGATTTTCCCAGCATTCTAAACACATAGATTCCTCTCTGGCTGATCTACATGGTTGAGAATATATTTCTTGATTACATCCACAGCATCTATAGTATATCATGTTTTTAATATTCACAAAATTTCTCGGTATTTCACATCTGTCATATGTATCCCATCCACCACCTAAATCTTGAAATCTCCCCTCAGATAATGATTCTTCAAAAATACTATCAGAAATTTTATCGAAATCCTCGCAAAATGAAGATGATGTATCTATGCCACCTAATATCATATTA